TGTCCCATTCTTGAAACATTATATTTAAAGAACGTCTAGCTGATTTAATTTGATATCCCGTTAACTGATCTATACCAACACGTTGATAAGCTTCTTCTATAATCTCATCAATAGAAAAAGTTTTTTCGAACGTTGCTGTTCCTGAAGTAGTATTAGGCATAAGCTACTCCTTATTAATAATTTAATATCCACTCACATGTAACGGAAGCACTATCTCCAGCAGTACAAGCAGGTAAAGTTACATTTACATCACCTGTAAAATTGGTAGCTTGATTATTTTTAATACCGCCTATAGAACTGTAATCAAAATAACCATCTCCCTCAAGTGTTAAAAAAATAGGATCTGTTCCTGAGTTATCCCAAGACATTCTTAAAGCATCTACTTTTGCTGTTACTGAAACACTATACCAAATTTTATTTAAAGTTGCTGTTCCTGGTAAGACACCTGCTACGTTTGAATAATCTGAAATGTCTAGAATCTTAGTTGTTCCACCTGCATTGTCTGAAACGTTATTATAATGAGTTACTACTTTTTTATTTCCTGAAAATAAAGCTGTTGAACCTTCTTGGTTTAATACTACGTCTGCCATTTTATTTTTCTCCTACTAAAGAGTAGGGGACATTACTCCCCTACTCAGAGTTATTTATTTAAGGTTAATGCCGCCAGTATTCGCTGCAAGACCATCAATGATGTCATGTGCAAGGAAAGCTAGTGCCGCTGTAGAAGAGATACAAGTTACTTTAAAACTTGAACCTACTACTGCGTTAGCATCAAAACCTACAGAATCATTTGCATCTGCAATACCTACATTGTCACCATCACCTTTTGGTACACAACCAATGATTTTTTCAGAACCATTAGTAATGATATCTACATCATTACCTGCTGTGCCTAACATTACAAAATGAAAAGTAGACCCTACACAAGTAGCTGCTGCTGGAAGTGATAAAGTTGCTGCACCATTCATTGCAGGAAATGTTACAATAGATCCTGATTGTGCTGCTGTTAGTACTGTACCAGAAGTATATGCTGTTAAGATAGTTACTGTTGGAACCACAAAAGTAGTTGCACCTGTTATTGTAGATGTACCCGTACCTGTGATGTTACCGCTTGCATCTATATCAAAGTTAGTTGTTATTGCGCCCGTTGCTGCAGTTTTAGTAATTTGTTCAAAACCACCTTCTGATCTGACCGGACCGCTGTAAGTTGTATTACCCATATTTGTTCTCCGTTTTCCGTTAATATAGTCCTGAGAAAGTCTACTGCACGAGTCTATATTAACTGTTTATATATATGCAGTGTGTGGATTATACGCTTTTAAAAAGTATTATGCAAATAAAAAGGGGGCCGAAGCCCCCTTTAAATTAAATCACTTAATTATTAATTAAGCAGTTCCTGGAGATCCGAAGATTCCACGAGGGTCAGAAAAGCCGAAGCTGTATCTTTCTCTCGCTTTGTATCTAACATTCCCTGTATCGAAGTCGCCTTCCATAGCAGTTTTTAAAGCTGCTCTTTGGAACATCTTTAATCCGTTAGGAACATCAGTCTTAATGAAGAATGCATCAGAGTCAGTTAGGTAGTTGTTCACTACATAACCACCAGAAATCATACCCTTAGATGCGATTGCATTGATGTCATTATCAGCAGTACCAGTACGGTTAGCTGTCTTCATTAGTCTTTCAGCAGTAAATTGTAGCTCAGAAGGAATAATCATTTTTACTCCTCTTGCTGCAATTTTCAGACCACGTTCATCAGTAAAAGCAGCAATGTCAATCATTGCTTGCTCTAACGATGTTTCGTTTAGGTCTGCGGCAGTCGCTAATTCGTTACTGAAAGTACCCGCAATTGTAGGGTGATCAGTAGCGCAAAGCTCTTTTGCATCTCCGCCTTTAAAGTCAGAATCAAATGCATTGTTTAATACATTTGCTGCTTTAATTTGCTTCGTGTTAGCCATAGATCTTGCTAGTGCTTTTGTATATCGCTTAGCGATACTATCATACAGGTTATCCTCAACTGCTTCTTCTGTAATAGAGAAAGCGAGAGCAATTGTCTCGTGAGTGTAACGTGAAGTGAAAGTTTCGTTTGCGCTATCAAAAGATACTGCAGAACCCTCAGCTTTTACTGCTGCGTTTGCAAAACCAGATAACATTACTTCTTCTTCAAAAGCTCTGTCACTAGTTTCAGTGTCGAAAATCTCCGTGTGTTGATTCTCGTAGTTTTTGTACTCTAGTCCGAATAATGCATTCAAACCAGGCTCTAGCTCTTTTGCTAGTTGTTGTCTTGATATAGCCATTTTTTATGTCCTCCTGCTATTATTATAATACCACATTTAATTGATGTTCTTGGAACATCACAATGTAGTTTAAGTGTTCTTTACCTAGATCACTGTTATCAGGGTCTGTAGAAAATCCTAAGATTTTTAACGTACCATCAGTTGCGGCTAAATCACTCATGTCGAGTTCTGCAGCGGATATACCATTACCTACTGTTCCTCCCATGTTTACGTAATCTGCTACTTCATGACGATCTGTTACATCAGAATTTGTTCCAGAGTCCCCTTGTACTTCGAACTTCATAAACGGGTTATCGTATACAAAAGCTCTTATTTTTCCACTTGTTATGTTCGTTCGTTCATAAAAGTTTTGGAAAGTTGGTTTTTTAGTTGAAGGGCTTGAGTCGATTAAAACACCACTTAGCACACCTAGTCCTGTTGTAGAACCAGTTGTCCCAATATCAATAAAGCCAGTATTACTAGCTTGTTGAATTACAGGGTCACCTTGGTACATAGCAGAAGGTTCGTCGTCTGCTATAAAGTACTCATTAGTTTGCATGTTGTTTTGACCTATCAAACTTCCTACAGGTCTAAAACCAAATGCGGCGTCTTTATTGTTGCCTATAGTCATATTAGTTCCTCCTTAAAAGGTTTATTTGATTACGATGGTCCAGAATTACTAAAAAAGCTTAGTCTTTCTTTGAGCCACCTAAAGTTACACGAGCCTGCCGCTCTTGATTGATTGGCATGCTTGAATGCTGTTCCTTCAAAACATCGTTTTCTAAAGCCTCATTACGATCCACATTCATTTGATTAAAATATGCTTCACGTGACTTTGCGAGTTCTTCTGGTATCCTAGCCAGCAATAGGCCACCGACCCCGATCACTCCTGCATATTGGCCTTTTTCCGTAGTCGGATACACAGATCCCGGATATTCATCGGCTCTCACCAAATCCCAACCAGATCTCATTTTACCGGACATGTTCTTTGTATCATCAAAGCCCATTGTCTCAGCACGTATCCACCTATGTCTAAAACCATCTGGCGCAGGTGGTGCATCCAGAGAAGATGGGGGAGCCCAAACTTTAGGTTTTTCTTGTTTAACCCTAGTTTCGCTCACGCGGGAAGTTTTAACTGTTTTAGTCTCAGTTTGTTTTTTATTCATTATGCTTATACCTCCTTCGCGGCTAAATGTTTCGCATACTCTTCGAGTGGCACACCTAATCTTTTAGAAATTGCTACCTGTGAGGGTGTGAGCTTCACGGTTTTTCTGCGTCCTTTTGTGGCTGGACGACGAGCACTTGCTACATTCTGCACTGGTGCAGGAGTAGATTCCTCTACTGTAGCAAATTTGTTGGGAAATGCAACCCTTATTCTTTTATCTACTTGATTATAATATTCAGGTGTCTGTGGATCATACCCTTCTTCCTCAACTAATTTTTTATGTATGTCAAAAGCCGTGTAAGTCATGGCATTATCCGTACCAAACCAAGCATTTTTAGTTGCCCAGTCTTCCGCTTTTTCATCTACGGGGAGTGGTGGGTAATTACCTTGTTGGGTTTGTGGTTGAGCTATTTCTTGTTCTACCGGTTGTTGCGACTTGATTGCTTGTTGTCTTTTTAATTGACCAAGTCTAGCTTCTTCAATGGATAGCTGAGAAATTGCTCTTTGTGCATTAACTTGTGAATCAATGTCTTGGTTTTCTACCGCTGCTTTATAAGCAAGTTTAGCGGCATGCATCCCAGTATTAACTTTAGCTTCTAGCTCATTAGTATATTGACCACCAAGATCATCATACTGACTACGCATCTGTTTAGCTTGGTTCGTTACATTTTGTGCATATTGAATAGCTTCTTCTTTTT